ATGAACATCAATACCAAAAACCTTGTTTCCATCACCGATGCGAACCAGAACTTCTCGAAGGTGGCTCGCCTTGTAGATGAAAATGGTTCCGTCATCATCTTGAAGAACAATGTTCCCCGGTACCTTGTCATGGAATTTGGCGCTGCCGAACAGGAACAACTTGCCGACGACGAAGATGTCATGGCTATTTCCAAACGTCTCATTGAAAAGAACCGGCAGGCTTACGAGGTGCTTGCCAAATGATCCGGCTTTCCAAACCTCAGATCCTCCTGCTGCATGAACAGCTTCTGGAAGCGACCGGAGGCTCTTCCGGTCTGCGTGACGAGGGGATGCTGGACTCCGCACTGAATGCGCCGTTCCAGACCTTCGGCGGAGAAGATGTCTATCCCTCCATCCAGCAGAAAGCCACCCGTCTCTGCTTTGGTCTGGTTAAGAATCATCCCTTCGTGGACGGAAATAAACGGATCGGCGCTCATGCCATGCTGGTGTTTCTCGCCTTAAACGGAATTGAACTGGAGTACACACAAACTGAGCTATCCGATGTGATCCTCCGACTGGCCGCAGGGGAGATTCCTTCTTCCGGGCTATTGGAGTGGATACTCACCCACCAAACCTAAAGCAAAGCCATCTCATCCTAAGTGGGGTGGCTTTTGTTGTGCCAGCAGTCGCCACGCTCCGCATGGATTCTCACATGACACTCTTTGCAAAGGGAAACCAGGTTGCTCTCATTGATATTGTCAATATTAGTTGACACATTTTTCTCAAGGATATCACTGACTATGCTGCCAGTTCCAAATCCTCATAATACTTCCTGCGTTTTATCATAGGAGGAAGCCCGCCATTGGCAGAGCAAATCCTCCGATTTCATAGCCTCCCGGTCTGCCTTTGTAATTCCGTTCGGTTTTCGTTTTGGTCGATGGCTCAGGCCAATCTGCTCCATAACCCGGTATACGGTTCTCTTGCTGGGAATTGATACCCCCTCCGGCTGCTTCAGGCACAGCGCCTGATACATTCGGAGCCGTCCGTAAGTATCGTTACATTCATCCTCGCTGGCAATCTCTTTCATGGCATCCACCAGATTCTGGTATTTCCAGGGACGGTCTTTGTTTGCAAGATATTGATAGAAGCCTTGCCGACTGACACCAAGCATCCGGCAGTAAAATGAAATTTTTCCGGTCATTTTGCCGTCCTCTGTTTTCAAAGCCAGAAAGATCATTCTCTGGTTTTTGCTGACTTCCGACGGCTGGCGGCGAAAAAAGCACTGGCTTCCTCCAAAAATTCGTTTTCTTCCTTCAGGCGGCGGATTTCTTTCTCCTGCTCTTTAACCCGCTTACGCAGCATGGTAATCTCTTCTGACAGGCTCATTGCGCTAGCAGGGGTATGAGAACCTTCCCCAATATCCAACTTACCAGCTCTTACGGCTTTGAGCCATGTATGCATGGTTCCTTCATGGATTCCCAGTTCTTTATACTTAGTCTGTTGCGAGATACAGTTTTTTGATAAATTAAGCACACCATGTAAGCAAAAAACGGGCACGACAGCACTTCCTCAATACCGCCGTAGTTTTTCAGAATATAATGAGTAAACGCAAAGAAGCGGCGGCTCTGAAAATCAAAGCCACCGCTTCATAAACGCATGAAAATATCTGCTGTACGACGGCTTTTTTTCTTTTGCCGTCGTCCGGCAATTCATATCAGATGTTCAATATTTCCCGACTGTATCTCGGATATATGTTGCGTAATACGCTCTTTAGACCAATCCCACCATTTTATTTTTAGCAAAGTGTCAATCGTATCTTGTGAAAAGCGCTTTCTTATCGTCTGCGCTGGTATACCGCCAACGATTGTATAAGGTGGAACATCTTTCGTAACAACTGCGCGCGTTCCGATAATTGCACCGTCACCAATCGTAACGCCTGATAAAATGACCGCTTCATAACCAATCCAAACATCATTCCCGACAACAATATTCCCCTTGTTATCCCATGCTTTCGTAATATTCTTTACATCTAATCCCCATTCTTCAAAAAAGATAGGAAATGGGTAGGTTGACAAAGAAGATAACGTATGATTTGCGCTATTGAAAATAAATTTTGCTCCGCATGCTATGGAACAAAATTTTCCAATTATCAGTTTATCTTTATTAACTGGATATTGGTACAAAACATTGTTCTTTTCAAAATCTTTTGGTTCTCTGACAAAATCGTTATATATCGTATAATCTCCAACTGTGATATTAGGATTGGTAATAACATTTTGCAGATAAACCGTTTCTTTATCCTTTGAACGAGGATAGATTTTCTGCTGCATGACTACTCCTTTCCTGCTCCGCTGACGGAAACACAAACTTTGTAATATGTTCAAAGTGGTTATTTTCTGCATAATATACTGCCTGTTCTTTCGCAGAGTAAACAAATGAAACTCTGGTAGCCCATTCACCCTCTTGCTGAACAGCATGAAGCAATGAAAATGCGTCAGAGATTGAAAAATCATTTTTATAGCTGTCTAATAATTGCAGGGCTCTTTCATATCGGTCATCACCCTGCACAATAAAATTTTTTGTACTTTCCGGCTTCATCAAAGAGTAATTCGTTATCAAAGAATATCTTTTATATTCTTCCCAGTACCCAATCCCAGGCTCGATTATCAACACGTGCCCATGAACATCTGATAACATCGCCTGCATTGTAGCGTCCGGCGCATAGGTAATCTTTTTTGACTTTACAATTTGAAGCACTTCGTCAAAAGAAAGCTGTGCTTTGATAAACTGCTCCGTCAAATCTGCAATCGTCATACAGTTTTGGCTGTCTTGATATGTTCCGGCAGGGTTTCCATGTACATATAGCAACGTCCCAACATTTCCATTTTTATTCACTCCATGATAAGAATGGTACGTTCCATCTGGTCGCAAAATTCCGATATAGAAACGCTCCTTTTCTTCAATCACTTTATGTTTCCATACAGAGAGGTCAATATCAAAATTGAACCCTGTAATCATATCATCTCCACGATAAACAAATCTGGTACACATAACATTCACCTTTCATAAAACTTTCTTATGTTTTTCTTTTATTTTACCGCCATTATGGTAGTGTTTCTATACACCATACAGTACAAATCAATCTGTATAAAATAAGAGGCTGTAAAACACAGCCCCTTACGATTATTTCTGATATATAATTTTCCGAACAGCATAGAAAGATAAACCATATTTTTCAGACAGGCATTCCATAGAAACGCCATTCTGATACTCTCTTTTTATTTGTTCATTCCGTTGTTCCAATTCTTGCCGATAGCCGGAAACTTCTCCCCAACGCTTTTGCTGCTCCTGTTGGATAGGAACATAGATATATCCACCTTGAACATAATTCTGTAATTCTTTTACCAATGCGTCCGGAAGAATCAGTTTTGCATTAAAATACTTCATGCGGACTTTCCTCCTTGATATGATAGTCAAGTAGCAAAGCCAGCATTTCTATTCTGCGACTATGATTACTCCATGCAAATGTCGCAATCTACTGGCTTTGCATGGAGGAAAACATCATTTTTCCTTTTTTCATTTATGCACATCTTACTCACTTCTTTCCTTTTTCAAAAAAATATCTACTTAAATTTAGTGTATCACAATCATAATTTTCTATCAACCAATCAAAAAATTCTTTTTTATACTTTTGGCATTTCTAAAACTTTCCCGTGTCAATGAGTAAAGAAAGAAAATCAAAATTTTTTCGTAAATCTTCGGCAAAATCGCTCTGTACGGTGTAGTAGGGAATGAATGCGAGGGTACAAGCAAAATGCAGAGCATTTTACGGAAAGGGTACCCCTTTCCTATGCTTGCTAAGAAGTTTTTCACTTCATCAAACTCGAAAGGAATGGAACGGAAACAAGAGCATAAAGACAGCGAATTTTTACCAAAACGCGGCAATCCCCAACACGAAACAGTTACTTATGAAATCGGCGGTACATTTTATGAAGTATCTACGTCCTGCGGTGGTTCGGAACTGCTCTATGACAAAATGAAACGCCTTATCAAAGAGGAATCCGACAAAACGCCTGCTGACAAGAAAAACGAAGTCCGCTATAATAAAGACAGCAACCTGTTTGTCGGGCGTTCATTACAGGAGGAATGAACACATGACAGCATATATCAATAAGCCCGAACAGATAACAGCATTATACGCCCGTCTTTCACAAGAGGACGCGCTTGATGGCCACAGCAACAGCATTGTCCATCAGAAAGCAGTTTTATCAAAGTATGCCGCTGACAATGGTTTTACGAATCCGGTATTTTTCATTGATGACGGCGTTTCAGGGGTAACCTTTGACCGCCCGAATTTTAACCGTATGATAGCGGAGATTGAAGCCGGAAACGTGGGAACGGTTATCGTCAAGGATATGTCCCGTCTTGGGCGCGATTATTTAAAAGTCGGCTACTATACGGAAATCTTTTTTGTAGAAAGAGATGTACGCTATATCGCTATCAATGACGGCGTGGACAGCGCAAAGGGAGATAATGACTTTACTCCCTTTCGCAACTTATTTAATGATTTTTATGCAAAGGATACAAGCAAGAAAGTCCGCGCCATCAAGAAAGCACAGGGAATGGCAGGAGAACATCTGACAAAGCCGCCCTACGGCTACAAAGTTGACCCTGCCGACAAAAAGAAATGGATTGTAGACGAAGATGCTGCCGCTGTGGTAAAACGGATTTTTGATTTGTGTATCGCCGGAAAAGGACCCATGCAGATAGCGAAAATCCTCAAAGCGGATAAGATACTGACATCAAAAGCCTATTATGCAAAGCAAAAGGGAAAGCCGCTTCCTGAAAATCCCTATCGTTGGAAAGACAGTACGATTGTTGGTATCTTAGAGCGCATGGACTACTGCGGGCATACTGTAAATTTCAAAAGCTACTCCAAATCTCATAAACTGAAAAAGCGGATTCCAACCACACCAGGTATTGCCAAGATAATACCCGTCCATGATGGTAAGGGTCATAGCAAGGTCAGGCTTCTCCATATCCGTCAGACAGATCGGCAGGAGATACTGCACCCGGCCCTGATAGCCCTGGGGCACCACGATGCCCGGTTCTACCACCGCTTTCCGCCGCGCCAGTTCTACTGCGGTTTCCAAGAGTAATGGCAGGTTGCGCGCATCACGGATTGCGGCTGGCAGACGGGAAAGGTTCTCCTCGTCGCCTAAGATGTGGTCTACATTTACCCGTATCGGCCACTCCGGGTTATAGTTGACGCCATACTGCGTCATATGGTAGCTGGGTTTCTTCGGAAGCGGGCTGATGTATTTCAGCCACGGCGATATCTCATCCGAGAACCCCCGGAAATACCAGTCCAGCATACTGGCCTGCCGCTTGTTGCGGTCAAAGCAGGCATAGATGGCTTTGTACCGTCTCGTGTAAAGGCCAGTATGAAAGCAGGCGTATTCGTTTTCCACATGGAAATATTCTGCCGCCTTCTCAGGACTGTGTTCCTCGTTGTAATCAATGGCTTGCTTTCTGAAAATGCTGTGGATATACCGCTCCAATATGGCACGAGGAAATAGGAAGTACGTCATTTCCTTTTATCTGTTCTCGGTAACATATCAACTACCTGTTTTGTGTTTTATCTGTTTATGCAAACATATCGTACCATTTTCTAAGCTCTTATCAATCTTATTCGATTGTAGCTTTAATTCTATTTTTAAGTCTATCTACAATTTCATCTTCTGTCTCCCAAATGATTGTATTTTTTTGTGCGATATCAAAGTGCAACTGGACATTTTTCTTACATAGCTGAATAACCGGTTTTCCTAATCCCATAGCATATCCTTCTTCAAAATATGCACCATTATTTTGATGCGATAAATCTACTACCACAAATTTACTATCTCGTATGTGTTTAAGCAACTCTGGCGTAATAAAGCCATTATGTTCAACTTCATCTATTAATATCGCAATATATCCTGCCTCAGTAATTCCTTTCTTAATAGCCTCTCTCAATTTTTTTGTATCCTCGCCAAATTTCATGGCTACCAAAACATTTTTTCCATTGGCAGTATTTTTCTGTAATACATCAATTCTAGCATAACCTTTTGGTGTTACAGAAATGGGCTTCTCACATTCTTCACCATTTACACTATCCAGCGTCTCGATCAATTCTTGCTTTTTAAGGTACCTCATCATATATTTAGCCTGACTCTTCAATGCACTTTCAGATCGTCTTTCATAATTACCGTTTACATAGTCATACCTATCAACAAAAAAGCAACTAAATAATTCCTCTTTTTCTAATTTAATGTACTCTCCCCAATGAAGAATTTTAGAATCCAAATATAAAAGAATATGATCTACCTTCTCTGAAAATTTCTTTGGATACCAATTTTCAACATTCTCTACCTCTAAACGCACAGGATTTCCATGTATTACATTTCCTTTAGCAAATTCTCTTTTATATTCATCACAACGTTCTTTACTCATTGTAGAAAAATACCGATACTCGCTAATGCTTTCTTTAAAACCGTTATATACTAAATATGCTCCCAGATGATTTAAGTCAAAATCTGTCAGTTCTGCAAAAGAAACATAATATTCATATCTGCCGCAGACCGGACAAGAATAAAAATACTTAACCGGGTCCATATTCAATTGTACTAACGCCTCGCTACCACATACAATGCAATTCTTTTCTTCCATATCTTAACTCCTAATAAAAATTATATTTAGATAAAATTCAATAATATTATCGTCTTCATCCTTAATTATAAAGCCCGTGGTTGATGAACACAAGACTACTTAAAATGTTTTCTCCACACAAAAGCGCCCCGCAGTCCGTTTCCAGTCCGCAGGGCGCTATCCATTTCCTTCTTTATATCTCCACACGAATCTCCAATCCCGATTTGAATTCCACAACCAGTTCTTCCTCATAAACCGTGACCTTTTCCACCAGCCTCCACACTAACTGCTCGTCATACTCCAACGGAATATCCGCCTGTTCTTCCAGAAGGGCTTTCATCTCCTCCATCCGCTGCCGCCTGCCATCCTGCTCGGCTTCCGCCGCGAGGACATTCTGCCGCTGCTCTTGCAGGGCATAGATTTCATCCGCCAGTTCTGTGTAATCCTTTTTCGCATTTGCCTGTTTCAAAAGCTCCTGCTGCAGTTCCTTCAGCCGCCCGTCAATCTCCGCAAGCTGACTCTCCACATCACTCCCGATGACGGCCTGCATATTCTCTTCCAGGATAGGGAGGAAGGCGCTGCTGTTTCCAAACACCTCATTTATTACCTTTGCCACACCATTCTGCAGCACTGACTCCTGAATGGTCGGGGCATCGCACCCTTTAGGGCCATGCTCCACACGGGTGCAGCACCGCCATACAGTAGAATGCTTCCCTCTGTTGTTCCATGCAATCCTGCGGTAGATTTCCCCGCACTTCGGGCAATATACGATGCTCGACAGGGCGTACTTGCTGCTGTAAACCCGTTTCTTTCTTTTCTCCCCGCTGTGGAGGTTCGCCCTCCGCGCCATTTCCTCCTGCACCCTCATGTAAATCTCGCGGGGAATGATCGGCTCATGGCTGTTCTCCACATAATACTGGGGAACGATGCCATTGTTCTTCACGCGTTTCTTGGAGAGGAAATCCACGGTATAGGTCTTCTGCAGGAGGGCGTCCCCGATGTATTTCTCATTGCTCAGAATCTTCTTGATCGTGGTCGCCAGCCACTGTTTTTTCCCTGCGCCCGTGAGGATACCGTCTGCCTCCAGTCCATCGCCAATCCGCGCCAGACTTGCGCCCTCCAGGTATTCCCGGTAGATTCGTTTTACGATCTCCGCCTCCTCCGGCACAATGACCAGCCTGCCATCCTCGTCTTTGGTATATCCCAGGAACCGATTGTGGTTGACCTGTACCACCCCCTGCTGGTAGCGGTATTGCAGTCCGAGTTTCACATTCTGGGAAAGGGACTGGCTCTCCTGCTGCGCAAGGCTCGCCATGATGGTAAGCAGCACCTCGCCTTTGGAATCCATTGTATTGATATTTTCCTTTTCAAAGAAAACAGGGATGTTTTTACTCTTTAACTCCCGGATATATTTGAGGCAGTCCAGCGTATTCCTGGCAAAACGGCTGATGGATTTTGTAATGATCATATCGATCTTTCCTGCCATGCACTCGTCAATCATACGGTTGAGTTCCTCGCGCTTCTTTGTGTTCGTGCCGGAAATCCCATCATCCGCAAAAATGCCTGCCAGCTCCCATTCCGGGTTCTTCTGGATAAAGCTGGTATAATGCTCGATCTGTATTTCGTAGCTGGTGGCCTGTTCGTCGCTGTCCGTGGAAACACGGCAGTAGGCAGCTACCCGCAGCTTTGGTTTCTCCTCTTTCTTTATCCCGCCGCCCATGCGCTGGCGCGCCGGGATAACGGTAACACTTCTGTTTTCTGTCATGGACTATCCCTCGCTTTCTATCAGGCTGTACAGATACTCCGCCTGCCGGTAAGGATCATCCAGCTCTTTTTCCGACGGTTTCATATGGAAAGCAACGGGAACCCCGGCTTCCTCCCGCTTTTGCGCTTTCCCGCCTCTGCCAAGAGCCGCTGCCCTCCGCCGCCGTTCCTGTTTTGCCCGTTCAAAGGTCTCCCGGTCAATAAGAGCCGGATAATATTCATCGCCAAGATAATGGGAATTGCAGAGCATTCTTGCGGCACCTCCATGCTGTACCGAAATACCAGCTTTACCCGCAGAATCGCATAAACTTGCCCCATCCAGATAAAACCGGTACATCAGCCTGACCTGCTCTGCCGTCTTTTCATCAATCACGGCTTTTCCATTCTCAATCCGGTATCCGTAAGGTGTATGTTCCATCTATTCCACCAGCCTTTCCTTTAATGTAAGTCCGCATTTCAACACGAAACCGACCTCGCTCCTGGAATAGACCTCGATCTTTTCCACGAATCTGCCGAATACTTCTTCGTCAAATGCGGTGACCATTTCCGCCCTTGCTGTAAATTTCAAAAGTTCATTGACAGCATCGGCATTTGCCATGCTGCTGTTCAGGCTCCGGATGATAGCATCTTTTCTGACCTTCAGTTCTTCCAGCTCCCTCGCCAGCTCGTTTTTCTCGCTGCTATAAAGCGCCGGTTCCAGATACCCTTTTGCCATCAGGTTGGACAGCACCTGCTCCCGTTCCAAAACCGCATCGATCCGGTTTTCCAGTTCCTCAATTCTTCGGAAACCCTCTGTGTCATCCACCCGGCGCAGCGCATCCCGCAAAGGCTGGAGGATGCGCCGATGCGCATAGGCCAGTTTATTCATCATGGTCATAAATGCGGCTTCCACAGCATCCTGACGGATAAACTGCATGGAGCAGTCCTCGATATGTTCGATATGTTTGGAGCAGCACCATGCGATGTACTTCTGATGGGTGGAATAATGAATCCTCCGCTTAAAGCTGCTCCCGCATTCCCCGCAGATGATCTTCCCGGAAAATGGGTAGCGGTTCTGGTATTTATTCCCCTGCGTCACACTCTTTTCTTTCCCGCGCTGCCCGATGACCGCAGCAACCGCCTCAAAGGTCTCCCGGCTTACAATCGCCGGGTGGTGGCTTTCCATGTAGTACATATCCTTTTCGCCCCGGTTTGTATGCCGGTTAAACTGGCTGTCCGTATAGGTCTTTTGGAACAGGATGTCCCCGGTATATTTCTCATTTTTCAAAATTCCGCGGACTGTGGAGGCAGTCCACCGTCCATTCTTTTTTGTGGGAACACCTTTTTCATTCAGCGCCGCAGCAATCCTGTAGCATCCTTTGCCCGCCAGTGTCTCCGAGAACATCCAGCGCACAACCTCCGCCTGTTCCTCGTTGATGACCATGTTCCCGTCGATGTTTTCATATCCGTATGGGGGATAGGAAACCTTAAAAGTGCCATTCTGGAACCGCCTCTGTGCCGACCACTTGTTATTTTCCGAAATGGATACGGACTCGCTCTCCGCAAGGCTGCTCAAAATGGAAAGCATCAGCTCGCTTTCCATATCGCCGGTATTCAGGTTCTCTTTCTCAAAATAAATGTAAATCCCCAGGTCTACCAGCTTTCTGACCAGTTCCAGGCAATCCATTGTGTTTCTGGCAAACCGGCTGATGGACTTCGTGACAATGAAATCAATCTTCCCATTCTCACAGTCAGAGATCAGACGGAGCAGCTCTGTGCGCTTCTCTTTTTTCGTCCCTGTGATGCCTTCGTCATAGTACAGCCCGCAAAACTCCCAATCGGGATTCCCTTTGATATAGGACTCATAGTGCATCTTCTGCGCTTTCAGGCTGACAAGCTGTTCCTCCGTTCCGGTGGATACCCGGCAGTATGCCGCCGATCATGTTGGGGCAGATCGGGAGCAGGCTGTCATTCCATACAATCGCATTGTCATATTCCCCCGTAGCCGCATAGAAAATCCCCATAGGATTGAAGCCGAGGATGTTGTTGACCGCCTCTGTGATCATATTTTCCTCCGTCACCGTTTCCACTGCCCCGGTATCCTCATCCAGCAGCTCGATTGTCATAACACCTTTCAAAGTCATGGTTTATTCCCTCCTATTATTCTGTACTGCCGGATACCGGCCATGTCACCGGGCGGCAGAACGCCCCGATCTGCGGTTTTGCCGTAAGCGTATCCGAATAGCTCCTCTGCACCAGCTCCATCGTCTCCGTTGCAACCGTGTCCGCAAAATCTTCCGTTTCCAATCCACCGCCAATGGAAAATAATCCTGTCGTTTCCTCAATTTCGATCCTGCCGTCCCATGCCGCAGCTGCCGCCATGGCCTGCCCGCTGATGGAAGCAATACAGTCCCCAATCCCTACGCTGCCCGAACCGTCCGCTATCCACAGGTACACGTTAAAGGTATTCGTGATATTCGGTACCACATTTTCAATAGGATAGTAAAGGGAAAGGATATGCTTGCCGCTGTGCCACGTCTCCACCGGGCGATGCAGCAAAATCTCTGTATCGTTCAGCTCAAAGGTCACATAACAGACCGCTTTCCCATCCTCCGTCCATGTAACCGGCAGGCTCACATCTACGGAAATATCTGTGGTTTCTGTATCCTTTCCGGTTTCTGCGGAAGATGTATCCCCGCCGTTTTCCTCCGTAGGGAAGGGAACCACAATAGTTCCGGCGGCATTCGCCGACCGGGTATTCTGAGCCGCCGCCACATCCACTACCACCTGCCCGAAAAACTGCGCATGGTTTTCCTCTTTGGAAGCAAACTCGATACTGATAATACGCACATTCGTCTCCCCGATGGTATAGGCGGAGGCATTGGTAAAGGTGTGTATCCCGATCTTTCCCGCCTCGATCTGGTTCAGCAGGCCGGAAATATTTTTATCATTTTTCGACTTCGCCTGAGAAAGCCGGGGATTCTTCCCCACACATTTCAGGCTCTGCCGCCCTCCGATCTTGCAGGTAAAAGAGGTAATGCAGGTCATCTGCTGGCTGTCCGCCTGCCCTCCGGAAAAGGTCAGCACATCCCCCAGATCTAGGGCCGGGTTTCCGATGGTATCCGAATCAAAGGGCACATAGTTTACCTTTGTCAAAGCGGTAAGGATATTCCGGCAAAGCTCCTCCCTCGTTTCCTCCAGGCCAAACTGTAAAAGGGGATTTACTCCTAAATTCATGGTCAGCCCGTCATCCGTTTCCAGGGCATAGTATTCCGCCATCTGCGTCCGCAGGTTCGTGGAGCTCACCGCCGTGTACCTTGTCACAAAATCGGAAAAGCTGCTGGAAAACCTATGCTTCTGCAAAATCTCCAATACCGGCACATTTCCATACTGGCGAAATTCCAGCTTCCCCTCCCGGTTGATGCAGAAGAACCCGCCAAGCACCTGCGCCGTAAAGTAAAGCACATCCCGGTAAGTTTCTATATCATTTTCCGGATAGATGGAGAGTAGCTCCGCACCATTTGGCAGAGCCTCGATCTCCGCCTGGGACTGCGCCAGCTCCACCCCGCAGGCCGTACTGCACAGCGCCATCATGCCATAGGCGGTGCCAATGGTTTCAAAACCGTTGAAATCCTTGTCAAACCGGAGCATGGCATCATAGGCTTTCAGTTCCAGCACATGGACCGTCCGGTTTGCTTCACTGACTTCAAAAATTCCCATAGGCACCGCTTCATAAGTGCTATCCGCCAGCCGGAGATGGTAGACCAATTCCACCTTTGCCCCCTCCAAGGTGTACCGGTCAATATCCAGGAACAGGCTAATCCCCATTTCCGCCGCATACACCGCCCCAAGCTCGATCTCCGAATTGCCGCAGCACTGTGCCGTCACATAGCCGCTGCCTTTTACAATGTTCTCCTGGTCGAACAGATACTCCACACCCGCCGCCGTGGTGCTCTTCCCCGTCCAGTAATACCGCCGGGTGTTCCCCTGTACCGCCTGCAGGAACGCCTCACTTACCGGATACATCGAACACCCCTCCTTCCACTTTCAGGCATCAAAAAAGCACCAATCATTTCTGACTGATGCTCTGATTCGGTAAATTGCCTTGCTTTCTATTTTATAAAACACACTGATAAACAGGGATTTGTTTGTAGATTATCTTATGCAGCATTTCAAGTTAAGCAAATACATATTTCTATTGCAATGTTCATCCAAATCTCTGGTTTTCATCAATTTTGCTCCCGTAGCTGTAATTGCTGAATTTGGAAGCAATATTTTCAAAATGGGATACAGCAACTATGTAAACATAATCACAATTTCTTGCTTCCTCAATCAAAATCGCTGAAAGGTGTTTCATAATATCCATGATTTCTACATTCTATCAAAACCATAACACCGTCGAACTCCGCTGCTTTTGCATTTTCCATTCCTAATACTACTCAACCACAGACTTATAATAAATGCCAAAGTCTGCAAGCGCATCTACGATTGGGAGCATTTTTTGTCCGAGCTCCGTCAAACCATATTCAACCTTCAGCGGCTGCTGCTGATAATCGTGGCGGTATACAAGCCCGTCATCCATCATTTGACGCAGGCTATCTGTCAAAACCTTTTGTGAAATACCGTCAATACTCCGCTGCAGTTCATTGAATCTCCACGGGCGTACTTTCAAATTACGTAAGATCAGCAGCTTCCATTTCCCTCCAATAAGGGATACAGCAGTTGCAACCGGGCACTCCGGAAGTTCTTCTTTTCTTCTCATCTTTCCTACCTCCCGTTTCATTGTAACACACTCAAATTTGAATGTACAGTTACAAAAAGGTGCGTACTTGTTTTTGTATGTGTACCCTACTATACTGTTATCAAGCAATCAAAAATTGCAAATCAACAACGGAGGTATTCTATTATGGCAAATTACACAAAAACAACAGTTGATAAAGAAAACAGAATCGAGTTACACGAAAAGCTGTCCTTGACGGGTGCAGAAATCAGTCTGAACGAACTTCCTGCAGGCGCAGGTGTTCCGTTTGTTCACGCCCATAAAGAGAACGAGGAAATCTACGGAATTCTCGCGGGTAATGGCAAGGTTGTAATTGACGGAGAAGAGATCAACCTTACCGCTGGTGACTGGCTGAAAATCGCACCTGTGGCAAAACGGCAATTCTTTGCAGCCAGTGACTCTGGAATCACCTATATCTGTATTCAGGTAAAGGAAAACTCTCTGGAGCATTTTACCGCCGAGGATGCCGTCATTGGCTAATGCGTCAATCTCATTATTTAAGCGCACAGTTCTTCAAAACAAAGGGCTGTGCGCTTTTTCCAAAAATTCAAATCTGTTTCTCTAAGTATAGAACCCTTATCCCAAAAGAAATATTTTTTTAAAACTCCCGCAACGTGAAACTCACCGTCCACAACCCTTTCCGGGAAGTATCCTTCACAAGAGCTGCCTTATACCCATCCACATACATTTCCGTCGTCTTTACCGCCAGCGTCTGGGTATCAAAGTACCCCACCGTGATCTTTTCTTTCTGTTTAAACCCCGTCAAAGTTTTCAGCCAGTTTGCCGATACGGAAAAGGAAACCGGGATGCTGACAACGCCCATACGCACCACGTCCCGCTGCACTGTCCCTGCCTCTGTCTCCCCGCCGGAATCCGCCTCCACATCCTCCATCTGCACCTCATAGGAATCCGGCATGGGGAGGGCGGTTCCATCAAAGGTCAGATACTGTATAAATGCCATAAGCTACCTCCCTCCCGACCGCAGGTTCTGTCTTGCCTGCGCCGTCACAACCAGTTCATCCAAAAGTGTACCGCCCACATACACCGGGATCACGATGTTTCCCTGCTGGCCGGAGAATCCCGCCAGGGCATCCGATACCGCAGAGGAAATCCCGGAGACCAGCTCCGACATATTTCCGCCGGATAACGGGCTTTCCATGACACCATACTCCATCCCGTTTACCTTCGGGGAAATTACCATATTTGAAGCCACATCTCGCACGGCCCGTTCCACAAGTCCCCGGTTCCTTTCAATCCCCTTTGCCAGCCCTTCCATAAAGTCGGGCATCCAGCTTTCATAATCCGCCAGCGGCCCCTCATCCGGCGCTGAAAAATGCAGGAAGGAGCGGATACGCTCCGCCAGGCCGGAGACCGTATTGATCACGCCTTGGATCATACTGGAAATCCCGTTGATCAGCCCCTGGATAAAATCCTGCCCCCATCGGAACGCCTGTCCCGGCAGGCTTTTTTCGCATTTTCCCACAGGGAAGTCACCGTATCCACCACCAGCCGGACAATGGGATTCTGCAAGATCGTATTCCAGGTATCCGAAAAGAAAGAGGATACTAGCGACCACAGGCCGCTCCACCAATACGGGATAGACGAGAAAAAGCCGATGAATTTCTGGAACGCCGCCGGGATCGTCTCCGTAAAAAAGACCACCACGCCGTCCCATAAGCCCATCAGCTTAGAGGCTACCGACTGCCACAAATTTCCGAACCACTCGGTAATGGCTCCCCAATTTTTCACAATGGCGATGATCCCGGCAATGGCGGCAGCCCCCCCCCGCGATAATGCCGATTACCGGAAGCAGGGAAATATTCAGCGCCCCAAAGGATACCGCCGTGATAATGGCCACCAGCGGCGGCAGCACCACATTCGCCAGCTCCACGATCTTTTCCCCCAGGGGAACCAGCGCCTGCTGCAGCTTCCAGGTATTCGCCTCCATCTCCTGCATGGGCGTCTGGGTCTGGTCAAACAGGTTCTGCGCCGAACCGCTGACGCTGTCATAAGCATCCCCCACAGAAGTCAGGGAAGTAATGAATTTCAGGTTCCCATCCTCCGCCATGGTGCCAAAGGCTTTCGCCGCCATGTTCAGCGCCTCCTGCTGGCTGGTACAGTTCCCAATATCCGCCACAATGGAATCAATGACCTGCTTCTGGGTTGCCTCCCCGCTCTGCCATGCCTGGAAAAGGGACTGCGTTTTTTCGGAATACAGGTCGAGGGAATCCCCGATGGTTCCATCTGCCAGCCGGGTGGTTACCTCGTTAATGGCATCGTTGACCTTATCCAGGTTGTAGGCCCCGCCTTCCAGACCATTCTGCAATAATTGGAAATACTCCGAGGCGGAATATCCCGCCTGTTCAAATTTGCCCGCATATTCGGAAAGGTTATCTCCCAGTTCATTGGTCTTATCCAGGCCGTTTTGCGTACCCCGGACAATGTAATCCATAGCCTCCTGCGCTGTCATCCCGTACTGCTTCATCAGGGAATTGACGCCCCGGAGGGCGTCCTGAACCGCGTCCCCCACATCGTTCAAATCATCGATCAGGTTCCGGACAGCCTGCCCGTCATCCACCGTATCCAGGGCATCGGTAAGCTGTTTAATGTCCGCTTTCCCGCCCGTGGCTGACTTCCCAATCTTCTCAATGGCGGTCTTTAACTGGTCAGAGGAAGCCGTCCCGTTCTTGATAGCCGTAACCAGCCTGCTCCCCAGCACATCCGCGTAATCATCCACGTTAGAACCGGTGGCGGCGAACAGCTTATTCAGCCGCCCCGTATTGGAAGAAAGCCGTTCCTGCTCCGACTGCAGGCCGGACAGGTCAGCCTTGTACCGGTTCAGCGTCCCACGGGTTTCCTCTACCTCCCTCTGAAACGCCATGTACTGGTCTTTCCCCAGATCCCCGCGCTCAAAGGCTTTCGCCACATCCTCCTGGGCCTGCTCCAGGGCTTCCAGCTTTTTCTCCGTATCCCCGATAGCCGCCTGCAGAAGCTCCTGCTTCTGCGCCAGAAGAACCGTATTGGACGGATCGAGCTTTAAAAGGTGATTCACCTCCCGTAAAAAGGCATAAAAATACCCGGATCACTCCGGGGAAAAGTTAAAATTATGTTTTAAAAATGGCCAAACAGCCAAAAATAAAGTAATGATAAAGAAATTCTAAATTGTAATACATATAATTGCTATCCGCATACAATAGTGCTATAATAAAAGCAAATAGAACACGAAAGGAGATATTACTATGGCACTTACCACATTAACCGCAAGGGTAGACCAGAAAGACAAAGCTGACTTTGATACCTTCTGCTCCAATGTCGGATTAAATACCTCCACCGCCATCAATCTTTTTGTGAAAGCAGTTTTACGCGAAAAGCGCATCCCCTTTGAGATCGCCCAGGCTCCCGACCCGTTTTTCTCCGAGGCCAACATGGCCTATGTAAAGAAATCCGTCCAGGAGCTCAGAGACGGGAAAGGCACCGCACACGAACTGATCGAGGTGGACGACGAGTGAAAAAATCTGGTCAGACGATGCCTGGGAAGACTACCTCTACTGGCAGACCCAGGATAAAAAAACCATCAAACGCATTAACCAGCTCATAAAGGATATTGAGCGCAACGGCTGCATGGAGGGCATCGGGAAACCCGAACCCTTAACCGGCGACCTGCAGGGGGAATACAGCCGCCGGATCAATGAGAAAGACCGCCTGGTCTATCACATGGAAAATGGCCGTATCTACATCGCCCACTGCCGTGGGCATTACGGAGACAAATAACAGGAGCTGCATCCCGCCCTTTTTCGGGCGGGATTTTTTCTCAGAATCTATCAAAATCCTCCTGCGTAGCCACCACCGCATACTTATGCTCGTCATTGCGGCTCTCCACATACATATCATTGACCATGCCAATGGTTAATAAATCCAGATCCCGGATGGACAGCCCAAGCTGAACACACCGCAGAAGGAACAGCGGCGTGGTCATTTCCCGGTCAGCCCTGCGAAGTTTTTTTTAGCCTCCGCATCCGTCTGGGTATTTAATCCCCAAAGCTCAATGATCTGCGGCAGCACCTGGTAAATGGAGAAGGTATTGAACCCATCCAGCCATTCCTCCGGCGTATCCGGAATAGACGGGTCCGCGTGCTTCGCCATCACATAGGCGATATTCTCAAACATTTCCAGCGAGAACAGATCCAGGTTGGAATTCTCCGGGTCATTCTTATTGATCCCCTTTTCCAGATCCCGCAGATCCTTGTAAATATCCCGATGGAACCGCATCCGGTAAATCCGAGGGATCGCGGCGGAGGCCCGAAAAGGAACCTCCTGCCCATCAATCATGATCTTCCGTTTCATACTCATAAGGTTTCCCCTCCTGTCACATCATCCACAATCTCCTGCTGTCCGTACGGCTGCGTCTGCGGGTCATCCTCCTCCACGGTCGGCATATACACCGAGGTATACCAGCCAGCGTAAACCGTATCCGTCGTGCTGTCCCCGGCACGGGCCTTCACATAACCATTCGCCAGCTGGGCCGCCGTAACCGCCAAACTCAAAGAGCAGGGCAAAGTTCGCCGTCTCCACGTTGGCGCTCTCCACCAGCACGCTGTTGTCGTCCAGGGACTCCTTTAACACATCTGTTCGGAATCCCTCCGGCACCATGGCAAGCTCCAGATCCCCTTCATAGCCCATGTTGTTGGAGATTGTATAATAGGCGTACCCGTCCGCGTAAAAATTGGACGGCTCCCCATTCGGCTCCAGGGACAGGGATACCGCTCCCGGCATAGCCACCGGCGTCCCGAAGGTGACCTCCCCGTCCTCGCTCACCGTAAGCAGCGCATAATGCACGTTGCAGATATTAAATTTTACTTTATTCTTCTTTGCAGACATTTACATTCCCTCCATCTCGAAAGAGGTAGTTTTGACACTACCCAAAAACGAAAGGTGGAAAACATTATGAAGACAGGAAAAATCACAGCGAAACTGAGGGATGCGGTTCCGGTTTGCCTTATGGTAAACGGCGAGGAAGTCAAACGGTATAAGAACATCGAGCTGCCGGATATGCTCAAAGAGGTAGAAATGACCGACTTCCATTTTAACGTACACATGGACGGGAAGATCACCTTTGAAATCCATTATGAAGAAGGTGTATTGCCGGAGGTATTCCCGGGGACTCGTCATATCAATCCTGTATACTCAACCCTCCGCCTATTTTTGCCCTCGATATGTTTCCACAGAATAAGCAGGCATAAAAAATCCGGGAGTCCGAACCGTTGTCCAAACAGTCCAAATTCCCGGAAATTCCTTATTCCCTTTTTCTATCTCAGTTTGGAAAATAACGCGATGCTTTCGCAATGA